TGCAGCAGCTATCGTAGATTTCAAAAAAGTTTAATTAACAACAAACAAACAGGAGAAAACAATGGCTAAAAAACAAAAAGAAGAGCCAAAGGTTAGTATCGACGGCAAGGAATACAAGGTGAGTGATTTAGAACCAGAACAGGTTGATATGGTCAACCACGTTGCAGACTTGAGCAATAAGCTTCGATCAGCACAGTTTAATGTTGTTCAGTTACAAGGTGGACATAAGTTCTTTATGGATATGCTGAATGAAAGCCTTGAAGAAGCCAAACCAGAAGCTAACGGTAAGCCAGAAGCTAATTGAGCATTGGTAGAGATATTCGCAGAATATGGGATGATAGGGCTTGTCGGGCTTTTGTTTGCTGGGCAAGTCGTATTCCTACAAAAAACCTTGATGGCAAAGTTGGAAGAAATAGAGAACATAACAATTAAGCTCATAGATAGATGGAACCGTTCTGATGAAAAAGCTGAACGTAGACATGATAAATTTAGAGATGAGATGAATGACTTAACAGATGATATAGCCTTTCTGAAAGGTAGAATCAATGGAGGTGGTACTCGTGGATAGTATTCCAAGAATACAACCATTGACTTTAAAGACACCGATTGTAGAGATTGAAGCTGATTATGGTAATCCAATAGTAGATGGTACTGTAATAGTGTTAGTATTGGTTGTATTGTATGCAGTTAAAAAAATGATTGATAGGCTAAGGAGCGATAAAACGTGACTAGGTGCATACATTGTGATGAACCAAATGATAAAAATTGGTTCTATTGTAGGAATTGTGACAAAAGAGCATCTGAATCAAAGTACACTACTAATATGTACATGATGAGTGAAATAGGAAAAAGAACTGATATAGAATTTAGCACTACAACCATAGAAGAGAGTGCAAATAAAATGCGTAAACAGAAATGGGGTAAATATGCCTAAAGTAAAAACAAAGTCTGGTAAAGTAAAACATTTTCCATACACAAAAAAGGGAAAAGCCGCTGCAAAGAAAGCAAGAAAGAGAAAGAGTTAAACAATGAAAAAAACTAATAAAGCAAGGAGGGAACAGTGCCTAATGTAGGAGGAAAGAAATTCCCATATACACCAGCAGGACTAACAGCTGCTAGAGACTATGCCGTAAGAACAGGACAGCCAATGCGTAATAGCGGCAATTCCTATGGAAATAACCCAGTATATGGTGGTCCAGTTATTAATGGTCCAGCACGAAGACCATCATATGGACAAAATCCAGGATATGGAAGATCTCCAATGCCAAGACAACCATTAAGAGGCTCTCGCTTTGGCGGACAAAGACAGCCAATGGGTTATGGTGGAAGACCTCAGTCTGGTGGAAGATTCTCAGGACTGTCAAGGTTAGCTAGGTTGCTAGGTAGAGGAAGAAGATAATAATGGCTGGAACACTGAAAGTTAAAGTTGAAGAGAATATAATTCTTGACAATCAAGACTATAGCTCTAAAAGGGTATTTGAAATATCAAGTATTGCAAATATAACTAAAAAAATAGTAACTATTGCTTCAGGTGATGATGCTACCGTTTTAGTTTTTAAGTCTACTACAGCTATTGCCGATGGAGCATTAGACCTACAGACTGTAAAATATATAAGAATTACAAATTTGGATAGTTCTAATTCTATCAATATTTCATTGCAACTGGATTCAGATGAAGACAATTCTGCCGCAGATGCATCTATATCTCATTTGCTTGAAGCTGGTAGAAATTTTATAATGGGAACGCCTGATGAGGCAGCTCATTGCAGTACTGCTAATGCTAATATTATTACAGCATTGACCGATCTTGAAAGTATTATAATAGACCCAGGCTCTAATAGCGGTCAGGTTGAAGTCTTTGTAGCGAGTACATAATGGCTTGGGATTTTGGAGCTGAAATACACGCCTTAACTGGTTTTGATGCTGATAGCACAGATGCAACAGCAACCGCAGAAACTTATCAAGTCCATGCCACTCAATGGCTCACGGACTCGGCAAAAGAAGTTATAAATGTTTTGCCTCCAAGATTATTAAATCTATGTGCCAGTCAACAAACATTTACATCTGGAACTGCAGATACATTAAACACTGGTAAAGTCTTGACAGTATTTAGAAACGATGGAGAAGTAGACCAGCCATGCAGAGAAATAAATCCTGAACAAAAGGGAAGATATAGCGATCCTTCTGATATGAACAAGGCTACTATCACTGACCCAGTATACTTTATCGAAAACAATACTATAGACGTATTGCCAGTTGGTGGCTCTTGTAAGTATTCAGAAGTACAATATCCTTCTGTTGCATACAATGGTACTGCAATAGCAGTATTCCCAGATGAAGCAGAAAGAGCTGTAATACTCGGTGCATCTATAAAAGCTGCAGAATATATGTTTGCACACGATCAAGATTTAGAATTAACAGGTCCAATTGTTACTGGATTAAAAGGCGACTATCAAAAAGCTTTAGAAGGAATAGCGACTGGAAGACCTTCTATGCCTCAACAACAACAAGGAGGTGCTAGGTAATGGCTACTCGTTCGATAACAGTGAAACAGATTTTAAGTAGAGTTAGGCAGGTTTTCCCGAATGTACCTGAAAACTATGTAATTAATTTAATAAATGATGCTTTAGTAGAGGTTGGAATGTATAACTCTAAAACTGAGTATGCTAAAATTACTACAGTTGCAGACCAGATGTGGTACGATTTATCAGATCTGGCCAAAGATTCAAGCGGTAATAAGCTTGATGTGAATAAAGTATTCAGAATAGACTTTATGGATAATGAAGGAGACTACATAAGAATTCCAAGATTATTAGATAAGAATGTAACAATGTCAGATTTAGATGAATCAATACTTGACTCTCCAACAGGTGGAAGTTCCTCAAGTACGTTTAGCTCATAGGATAAATAATGGCAAGTAATATAAAATATCCAGATCAAAATGTTGTATGGTTTATTGAAGGCAGTAAACTTGCAATAGTAACAAAGCTTGATAGTACAGGAACTGTGAATTCAACATCAAACTGGCGAAAGAAATGGAAAGCAATAGGAGAAGCTGTAACAGATGGAATACTTATCCATTACAATTCAGAACCAGAAGCAGTTCAAAGCATTGAAGAAATACCAGATTTAGACAATTCTCTTCATGTGGCAATAGTTGATTATGTGAAGTATTGTTTATTTATGGATCAAGCATCTAGAGATCCAAATGCAATGGGCATAATGCAAATGCATGAAAAGAGATGGAATGATGCTATTAGAAAGTATGGAATGAAAAAACGTGATAAAACTGGTGGTGCAAGAGCTATTGTTCCAACTAATATGACATAATTATGGTTAAAAAGAAGTCAATTAAAATAATTCTTCCCTACAACAGTAAAAATGTCACTGTTTCAGTGCCTTTTTTTACTTGGTGTAGAACATATACTTTGAAAGGAAAGGTTAATGAACCATCAAGAAGTAACTGAATACAGAGAAGATTTAAAAAGCAGAATAGTGAGAATTGAAACTATTGTGGAAAGAAGTGAAAATGAACTCTGCAAACTCAACAGTCGTACATCCAGACTTGAGAGCTGGAAAAGTTGGATTACTGGCGGTATGGCATTACTAGTAATAATAATAACAATAGCAATAGGAGTAATATAATGGAGTGGATAGTTGCAAAATTAGGAATAGGGGCAGTCAAGTGGACAGTTGGTGGAATAGCTGGACTTGGTGCAGCCTGGGCTCTGAAACGCATTCCCAACGGTAAAATAAAGGCAAAAACAGGCCTTATAGGGTATTCAGCAGGCGTAGCCATGACTTTAGGGCTTGCTAAATGGAAATGGAGCAAAGCAGTTTGGAATAAAGTTATTGAACCTTGGTTTATAGATTTGCTAGACAATTGCGTATCTCATACCCTGCAGGAATTTTTGCGTGGTTTAAGGAGCGATAACTAATGGCGAGCACAGTAACTGCAGCAACTCTTAGCGTGTCCATAACAGAAAGTATTATTTTAAATGGAAGACAGCAAGGCGGAACTATTACTAAAACTTTTGCTTCAATCAATGAGATAAGTAAGAGAATATTAACTATTACAACTAATGAAGCTACAATAGCTACATTTAGTGGAGCTGTTGGTTCAGCTGGACATTTTAATGATGGTAATGTAAGATATATAAGATTCACTAATAAAGATGACACTTATTTTGTTTGCTTTACATTCACGAATGATGATAATGATGAATTCGCTGTTAAGCTTGATGCAGGACAGTCTTTTGTATTGTGTGGTGATAATTCCACTGGTATGGAACTTATTTTTAATGCAACTCAAAATGCTGATTCTGCTTCTCATACAGCTTTTGGAAGTTTGACAACTATTCAGGCTGATGCAGAAGCTTCTACTGTTGATATAGAAATGTTTATAGCGAGCGTCTAATGCCTAGGTTTGGAACAAGATCTCGAAATGCGTTACATAGTTGTGATGATAGATTAAAAAAGGTTTTCAATGAAGTTATCAAAACGGTGGATTGTGCTGTACTTGAAGGTCACAGGGATAAAGTTAAGCAAAACAAGTATTATGAAGAAGGTAAGACGAAAGTTAAATATCCCTTTGGTCGTCATAATAAACGTCCCTCTATGGCTTGCGATGTTGTGCCTTATCCTATTGATTGGGATGACCGTGAAAGGTTCCATCTATTTGCTGGCTTTGTACTTGGGATAGCAAAGTCTATGGGAATCAATCTTCGTTGGGGAGGAGATTGGGATCAAGATTGGGAAGTGAATGACAATAAATTTGATGACTTTCCACACTTTGAACTTAGAAAATAATGCCTAAACAACTGTTAAATATACCATCCTTTGAAGGAGGACTTAATACAGCTCTTGATCCTCGTGACATATCTTTGTCTGAATTGTCTAAGGCTGATAATGTTATGTGTGATATAAATGGTATTATAAAATTGCAGGGAACCAGTATAAGTCATTCTATACCAGATATTCCTATCAGTTCAATGATGGCTGGGTATGGACTTTATAGATTTGAATCGAGCTTTGGTGGAGGAGCGGAAGTAGGATCATCACCCACTCAGGGTGCATATTCTGGCGCTTGTAAATTTGAACATGAAAGTGGGTCTAATTATACAGGTGAAAATATTTGGCATATAATGTCTGATGCACAAGAAAATATTTATGCACATGTTCCTCTAGACTCTGGATTGTGGATAGAGATAGGAAAAATAAATACAGGAGACACTGCTGGTATTGAATATACAGAATTTAAACCTGTATATCATATAGCAGACGAAGGATTAAGAATATCTAATGCATCGTATGATTATTTTATCCAACCAGATACTCCAGGCACAAATCTTATAAAAAATAGATGGTTTGGTTTTATACAGAAGAAAAATTATTTTCTTAATTCAGCCAGCACAACAGATTATTATTTTAACGGATGGTATTTCTTAGATAATGATATAAAATCGCCTACTGCTTTCAATGTATCTACTGGACAATACGCAGCAGATACGGTTGATGATGCAACCGCAGGCGCTGGTTTTGATTTATATATTGCATCTGACGAAGGAGGAAATCATGATTTTAGTCTTGCAGAGGCTAATGATGGAACCGTTAACTATGAATTTGCATCTTCATTTATTTATGATGGAATACAGG